TCTTCACGGGCTAATTCCGTCGGGTTATCCCCGTTGGTCCCGTTAGTTCCGTTTACTACTGAAGCCGTCGCCTGGAGCATCGAACGAGTAAGCTCGTCCTCTGTTTGTCTTAGCGAGACCCCAAGTCTTTGTGCTGCTTCATTTAAAACAGGGTCTTGGTTCTGCAAGGTCACTTGTTCGTTCAAGTATATATATGTCGGCGCTATTACTTTCGGCTCTTGAAAGCCTACTGACCCTCTGTTGGGCGGAGAGACCGCTTCGGATCTCCCTCTTTATGTTTCCATAAAGTTTAGACTATCCCATGCGAAGGCGATAATATACTTATATCTCGTCCCCTTCGCCCTCTGGGCTTAGTCGTTGCTGGCGTAGATGTTACTCCATTGAGTTTCCTCATTTCGCTCCAAGCATTTTCTCGCAATTCTTGAATCTCTGGAGTTATTTTTTTCCCATTATAACTGACCCATTCAGTAATGAATTTTAAACAAAGTTCCGCTTGCTTCCTCTTCACTCTTAAATGAGGCAAAATTAAGATTAGAAATTTTTCGATGTCCTCTTTTCCCCTTACCATCCAACGATTCATTGGTCGTTTATGATGATAAGCTTTCTCTACATGAACTTTTCCTATTCCTGTAGTTTCTACAATAAGATCTAATGCCACTCGTTCTAACATTCCTATACGGATACAAGGCGCATAATGAGGATGAAAACATCCTCTTTTTGCTCTTTGCTCCATAAAAGATTCGCTACACTGTCGCATTATCATTATTGATCCTTCGCCATCTAAAATTCCTGCGATATATCCTAATTTCTCTACTTCCATCGGGTTATCCTATTGTTTAATGTAAGTTCCGCATACATTATATACAACTTAGACTTTCCCGTAAATCACCAAAGGTTTTACTACGGCACATTTTTTATGCTGCTATCAGCTCTTTTTTTGCCCAACCGTAAAAGTCCATATGCGCATCAATATTGACCGCCGTAAGTTGCTGTGCTGGAGGATGAATCCCTGAATTGCCCAATGGTACTGTGGCAGTGTTCAGAGGATTATATCGTCTCATCCGTAGTGTTGTACCACCGTTTCTCGGCATCTGCTTAAGCATAGCTGGGATTTTGTGGATCATGTACGGAGTGGGCACAGACAACAATTTGTATGAGAACGATTGCTGCACTGGTGCAGGAAGCGTTCCTGTTGTTGTAATAGCTGACATTTTGCTCCTAGTTTACGGAGCTAACTATCCTCTTATTGCTGCGATCATCTCTTTCTGCAACTGAGCCTTCATCTCAGGACTAAGCCGTCCTGTCTCAAACATTTTGGCTTGAGATAGTGGACTTACTGCGGATGGGCTACTTAATGTTCCTGGCTTTTTTGAGTTCTTATCAGCTTTCATTTGATCCTCTGTGGGTTTATTCACTGTAGGGCAAAACAACTTGATAAACTCATATGCAGAAGCTGCTTTAGCGTACGGGTCATTTGTTGATGCGAGAGATGCAGCAATATGAGGCTTATTAGCTCTCAAATATTCAATATTCTCTTTCGTAACAACTTCATCAAAATCAGCAAATTCTTTCTTCAAGCGATCTGGCAATTGGTCTCTAGTTCTCTGCTCTTCGTAAGATTTGAGGGACTCTTTGACAATAGCCCTAGCTTGCCTTTCAGCAAGTGCACGTGCTTGTTTTTTTGTCATCCAGTCGTCATCACCTACATCCGCAAGCTCATCGACCTCTTCTTGAGGCTCAGGCGCTTTTGGCTTTACATGAGAAAAAAAGGCGCTCTTATACTCATCACGCTCTGCAATAATTCTCTGCTTCTCTGATTCCATTGCTTTCATCTGTTCACGCATAGCTTTGAAGTTTATCTCTTTATCTGACTCACGATGAGTAGATCGAGATTCGCTCTCTTCACTATTTGATTGCAGATTTTGCGAATCATGATTTTGTGCATCTGGAGAGATGAATTCCTCGACATCTGAAGTTTGTGCTTCTATCAAAAATTCCCTTTTGTGCCTTGCGAGGGGCTGTACGCTGTAGCTGAATGCTACTTATTTGTTACTATATATTTACATCGGCTTTCTTGTCTATAAATCGCTAAAATTTATAGCAAAAAAACCTTCACAAGACATATAAAGAACCCATGATTATCGTTAAAAGCTATATACCTTCCGAAGATAAAACTTCTTCAACCGTTGCTACTGTTTCTCTCTATATAGAAGCGTACAAAATGACCTTAAATCACGTGAAATACGTGAGAACTAAGAGCGGAAATCTCTTCCTTTCTATACCCTCCAAAATGATAGAAAACGGTGGAGAAAAACCGTCCTATGTGTCATATTGTGTTTTTGATAAAGATCGGGCTGATAGATTTCAGTCAGACGCACAAAAAGCAATAACACAATATTTAGAAAAAAATGATCTACAAAATAAACGATAAAGACAAAGCTGCAATAGATGAGTGCTATAGAACCCATGGCGAGCTCATCCCTCAAGTTCTCAGAAAGATCTCTAAGTGCAGTATCGGAAAAGCACAATGGATATGCGAGAATATTAAATTGTATTCTGATATAGATAAATTCGATAAAATTTCACAAGAGATGATGCGATAATTTGAATAATTTCTTTCCAGTCATAGACTTTCCTAAGATAAAATGCCCTTTTGTGCGCAAAGAGATAAACGGACACTATGTAGTTACTCCAGAAATAACGCCAGGGTGTGAGTGGGTGTTTGAGGATCCAGCGGTTAGAGCAGTGGATAAACTGCACGGCACAAATATTTGCGTTCATTTCAATAAAGGCATCATATCTTCTATTGACAATCGGGATACTAGAGTTGTGATAAATCCGTTTATCTCTCTCTATTTGCCAAGAAATATCATACAAATGATGGCTGGTATCATTAATTCAATGGAAAAAGGCTGGATAAGTGACATAGAAACAGGTTCAGTTTACGGAGAGCTTATAGCTCCTAAAATTAACGGCAATCTGCATCAAGTAGATCGTCCGTATTTTGTGCCGTTTGATTTTCTATATGAGAAATGTCACTGGAAGAGCTGGATAAGAGGGCAATATCCTAAAACATTTGAGTCTATGAGCGAGTGGTTTAAAGAGATGCCTTCTCTATTTACGACTGATCGTATTAAGAAATTGAGACTTGCGGAAGGTGTTGTATTTACTCATCCCGACGGAAGAATGGCAAAATTAAGAAGAGACATGTTTCCCTGGTGTCACGATTAAGCCCTAGCATGATTTAAAGATGGAAAAATCAGACGTGGCGGTGCTTCTGAGTCTACATCTATCTTAATCTTAAACGCTTTACACGCCTGATGATATAGCCTGCCTGCCATGAATGAGTTCACTAAAGACCTTAGCCAAGCTTCACTTTCTGGAACTTTTTCGGGGTGATGATAGATCTCTTGGCAAGTATTGTGATCGGGCACTACCCAGATAAATTCTAGCTCTCCCTTGGGATTATAACGCCATACCGTCTGATCATAGTCAGGCGTTGGCAAAGACTGTCTAGCTAGAAAATATCTACGGATTACGTTCTCCATGAGCCTCTCTTTCTTAACTATCACAGTAATAAAGAAGTCTCCTTCAAACCCTAACTTCCCTTTATGCGCTCGGATGCAATCTTCTAGCTCTGAGAAGTACTTTTTGTCGATTTCTTGTTGCGTTTCAATTATACCTTGTTTAAGATCTGGTTTACAAAGCCTCTTATAAGCTTCGTAGCCAACAGTGTTTTTATTATTGTTGTTCTTTTTCATACGTATTTACTTCTTTGTTAAATTGTTAAGTTGTTGCGAGGCTCTCAAGTGAGAGCCTCTTTTTATTTAGTTCCTCTGAACAAAGTTGATCATTTTATCTAAGCCGTACGCATTGCAGGCATATATTTCAGTGCCAACGGGGTCGTTCTTAGCTTTCGGATGAATCTGAAACTCATCTTTTGCATCAAACGGCATACTTCTTTTAGCAGGCGCAGGCGCTGCTTTACGATGAGCTCTTTCACTCTTATACATAATTACCCCCTGTCTGAAGCTGATCTCTTTTGCTTCTGAACAGTTTTGTAATTCTCGCTAGCATAAGCGTCAATTCCTTCGATATTATCTCTGTAATGCCAGTCTGTGCCGAAAGAAGCTTTCGGATCTGCTTTATGCTTAACTTCTTGTGGCATGTTAGCAAACTCATTTGCTGATGAGCTAATCATCCCACCTTTACTTTCTGATTCGTGATATCTAGCCATTTTTGTTTCTCCTGTGAAAACTGCGCTGGGAACGCAAGGTTTTTCCTCTATTCACACTAGATGGGCATTGAAGGCAACATCGGTGGCGTTGCCTGCCGTTCCTGTGGTTTTTCTGCATAGGCGTTTTCCACCTGCTGCTCTTTTTGTGAAACTCCAGTATTTGCAGATTTTGAGTTCAGCTCTTTTACGTGATTTACAATTGCAAAGAGCCTCTCTATCTGATCTATATCCATGGATTCCAATTCTTTCATAGTTTTGACTATGTTTAAGTTCGCCTGTTCTCTGTCTTTCTTAGCTTCTGCGATACGTTCTATTGCGAATGCCTCGTTCTCTTCTACACGTGATAGACGCTCGATACCAAGCCCTTTATCTGCTATAGATTTTGATCCAAGAGCTTCTATTTGAGCTGTTAGCATTGCGAGCTCAGCTTGCGCTTTCTGCTGCATCATTTGAGATTGTGCCTCTTCAGCTTTTTTAACAGCTTCAACAAGCTCACCTTTATTCTGTATAGTAGCAGTATCAACAAGTAGATGCGCAGGAATAGGAACTCCAGCCTCTCTAAGCTGTAATAGCTGTGCGTGCTGCATCTGTTTCTGAGTAGCTGTATTAAAGCCCTCCTCTATCTCTACGTCAAATCTAGAAAATGAGCGCTGGAAAAACTGCTGCGTAGGCTCTTCTCCGATAATCCGCTTTACTTTACCTGCCGTAAAATTCTCTTGAATGAGATCTATATAGAGCTGCCCCATCATTTTCACGCTGTTATCTAGCTGATCGAATAAGATTTGCAGAGTTGTAAGTCCTGCGCCCTGCCTCATCATAGATAGAATGCCTGGAATGTCGTCTGATGCCATACCTAGCAGTTCTTCATTAACACCGCTAATTTCACCTATTTCTCTGCCCAGCATCTCTGATAGCTGAATCATAGAAGGAGGAATTTGCCCAGGCATGATTTTCTCTACATCACTCATTTCCGCATTCTTCTTAATAGCAATGCCTCGGCCTTGACCTTCCATGAATATGTCTTTAGGATTTACGAGTGAGTCGACTTTGTACTTGTAACCGCTGTTAACTTGACTCTCTAGTATGTCTAACTCGATGATCTTGCGTCTGTTATATAGATACTGACTATCTCTCAAGCCCCTTACGACGCCTTGTATACGCCACGGAAAGTATGGGATTTCAGGCTCATAGTATCCTGTGAACGGCACGAACGGCAATCTATCTGTGCCCATCGGATTCGGGCCATCGTACATGACTTTGCCTTCTACAACAATTGCGAGCTTGTATGTCGGAACTGTTACTTTCTTAGAGATGATGCTCGGATACATAGATGTGAACTCTTTCAAGTCCTCATCTTTGCCTTGCCATTCAACTACTTCTCCGCTCTCTGAGTCGTGTAGAATCGTCTGATCACGCAGATCTCTATACCAATACTCATCATAGCTATGAAGATTAGACATACCGTAATTGTACGCCTCAGCTTGAAACTGAAATTTGCCGTCTCTATTGCCTCGAGGCGTCATCTGATTGATGAGTTTGTCGTGTCCAGGCAGCAGTGTGAGTAACTGCATTTTAGAGAGCCACTTTCGGCGCCACACAAAATTACAGTCGCTTAAGTCCTGCTTCTTAAAGAACGGATCTATTAGAAATGAGTTATAAGCGCAATAGTCACAGCCGATATCGCCTGATACGGGATCTTTTGTGTAATCTAGATATACGTTAATGAGTCCTAGACCCGTAGTGATAGCTCCAGCATCAAATGCTCTTGAGATCTGATCTTGAGCGTTAGACTTGTTGAATGCCCACAGCAAAAGCTTTGTATACTGATCCGCCGTCTTTTGATCATTATTCTCAACTGGAATAGCAATAATAGATTTTCTGTGCTTTCTCTGATGCCCAGTGATCATATTGACAATGCGTCGGATTCTGTTGAAATAAAACTGCTTCTTCTGAAAAGCAGGGAGATTGCCGTAGATATCATTCCAAAGCGTCTGATCGCCAGCTTTAAATCGCGTGTCAATGTCGGCCTCAGACCAGTATGATAAATTTAACGTGATAGCCTCAGAGTACTTATCATCCATTATTTTGAGTATTTCACTAGTGCCTGCGTCGCTATCTGCGTAATACTGTTCTGAAATGTTCTGTCGATTAATTGTCACTGAGTTGCTCCTGAATTTGTCTATATATTTTACATTTTATAGTAAAGAGGAAAAAAAACAATCTCTTTGTGTATTGAGCCGTTAAACGTCAGTATTTACACGCAAAAAATCAGTGAGCTTTTGCAGCAAATCATTAGTGCAAGACATCTTCGTGTATAAAGAATTGTTCTTTTGTGTGTATGACTCATCTCTTGTGTCTAAAAAGTATGCAAATCTATCGCCTAAGCCGCTCTCGTTGAACATTATTTTTTGAATTAGGACTCGGAGCTTCTCTATTTCTGGGATCATTTGTTAATTTTCTCGATTATATTATATAAAAAATCATAAGCTTCCGCTTTATATTCGAAATCTCCGCTAAAACGCCTGCGTTCATACTCTACGCATAGCAGTCTAGATTCTCCATCTTTGTGTAGCGAAAAAGCTATATAATAAGGTTGAGTATTTATCATCTCCCCTTTAAAATCCATCGGCCAAAATTGATCCTTTTGACACATATAAAACTCATAAATATAATCGGTATTAAAAAAATTACCTTTGTAATCTGCTATAAACATTAGTAAAAATTCCCCACGTACTGCGGTTGCTGAAAAACAGCTGGTAATTGTTGTTTCTGATTAGCCTCGTAATACATTCTATCTATGTCCTCGGGCTTTAAATTGCTGCTCATATTGTCTCCAAAATGAGTAAATAGAGCGTATCTTAAACTATCCATGCAATGATCGAACTTTTTTACAGGCCTATCCTCGCCTTTCTCTGAAGCTTTCACGTCCCACACATACGTACCAAACTCTTTAATAGTATTCCTACATCCTGCGCACACTTTAAAAGTTCCATTAGATAATAGCTGAGACACAAACCGAATGCCATTGATAACGTCATTATCTGCATCACTCACTTGATCTATGCCCTGACGTGACAGCTCTAGCTTAAAAGATGCGGCGCTAGGGTCTATATAGATAGTCTGTACGTTATAACCTCGTATAAACCCGATGAGATCTTCTGAGTACTCTGTGTCTGTTTTTTGTCTGTTGTGTTTTTTTGAGTCATAATAATACTCATTTTCGAGCCAAATATTAGGAACACTATGAGAATTATACCCAACAAGAGTGAAAACAGTCGGATTACTAGTGCCATAATCTACCCCCAAAATATAGTATTGGGCTCTTTTGCCCGAATTTATAATTACATGCTCTGTTTCATCGAAAAAGTCGTACACGCATCCGTCTGCTAGTACCCAATCTCCTTCTATATACCGTTTATACCATAAACCTTGATACTCATTTTTGAGGGCATTGATATAATTTTTGCCCAGTGAGGGATTGTCCTCAATTCTGAATTTCCACGATGCTAAATCTATTAGCGGATTGTCTAAGAAATCTGTTTTGAGCCAGTGAAACGGGCTGTCGGGGTTTGTTGTAGCAAATAGTCGAGCACCTTCAATTGATAGCCTAGAGAGCAACATCTTGACAAACCCGTGCGGTATAAGAGAGATCTCATCGACATACGCCATTGATAGCGTTGACCCCTGTATGCGCCTTTGCGCTCTTTCATCTGATGCTCCAACTAAATATATGATACGATCGAATATTACGATTTGTGACGCCTTGGGAGTAGGAGTAGGAAAGCCCAGTAGCCCACAAAGCTCCGCTACCACGTTTCTCTGTATAGACTCACGAGTAGGCCCGATTATCATACAATGACCCTCGGGACCACTGCGCAGCTCTTTTATAAATCTCAGTATAGATATGAAAGATTTTCCAGAGCGTACGGATCCTTCCCAGACGTTAATCCGCTTATTGCTCTCTACATAAGATGTGATCTGCTTATCGCTAAGAGGCCTGTTCGGGAGTTGTATCGTCAAGAATTCCGTGCTCTTTTAAGAGTTTTTCATAGTGCATTAATTTTTGCATCATTGTCATTGATATATCGAATGAGTCAATTTTAGCCTTCATCTCTTCATCGGACTTCTGACTCAATTCATGCTTATATTTCTCAACATGCTTTTGAAACTTTAACCTTCTTTCATACTCTTCATCAATTTCTGACGTAAGAGCATTTTTAACGTCATTAAAATAGCAGGGAATAAACTTTTGTATAAGCCAGGGATTGTTTGCTCCAAAACCGTTTTCAGCGATTCTATTGCCTAAAATCTCTACTGCTCTTTTATGATAATCCTTAAGAATCGGATGCTTTCCCATTAACCAATACCACCACGTAGTATGATGTTGTTTGCTTTCAGTGAACTTACTTATATGAAACACAGGATTATTTGTAACAAAAGATATTAGTTCTTCGCCTAATTTAATTAACTTGTCTTCAGTCCAAGTTACATTCTTTTTTTTAGACGGCTCTTTTACAATGATGCTTTTGGGACGACCTGCCATGCTCTACTTCTTCTTCTTTTTAGTTGATATTGCTTTTAAGAGCTTTTTGTCTTCCATTTTTTCTTTATCAAAAGTTTTGATATCTTCTTTAACATGCTCTTTAACTTTTTTCATCTTATTCATAGTCTACCTCGGGAATATCATCCCCTTCATTATAAAATATCATACTAACTAAATCCATCTGATAGTTGCAATCTCTATATGATCCGAAAAATGCAGGCATTATTTTTCCGTCGCACAATTTGACTCTTAGCTCGCATTCTACGCCCTTGTCGGGCACAGGAGTAGCAAGATAGGCGCTCTCAAAATCATCGTATTTAACGATTCGCTGCCCGATTCTTATTAAAGCTCTACTCATCTGAAATTCACTTTTACAAGTTTATCGAGCTGTTTATTTTTTTTCATCATCTTTTTATGATAACGATTTCGCCTTAAATTACGCGTTATCTCATCTGCGCTAAAATCTAGAATCAATCGTT